GGGCCGGCGGTTGCGCGCTCGAGCTTCGCGGGCTTCGCGGCAACGGTCGGGGTGACGGGCTCGGTCCGGAGCAGACGGGTCGGCTCGGCGCTGAAGAAGTCGGGGTACTGCTGGACGAGCGGGTCTTCGGCCGCCCAGGTGTCGCCTTCGCGCAGGTTGTAGCGCAAGTCGCCGGGTCCGAATACCATCTGGGTCACGGTCGCGAATACGATCTTAGTCACGGTTTCCCTCCTGTTCGCGGCCCCCAAACCGGCCGCCACCCGTCAAGGGTGACGACCGGCGGAGGGGGTTGTCTCGGCCGGAGACTTGTCTACGCTTAGTTCTGCAGGATCCGGAAGGGATTCGCAGAGTCAGCGTTATGACCGAGTCGAGAGTAGGCGTACCAACCACGCTGCCCGGTGGGCAGACCAGTCGAAGTGCTGAACAAGTGCTGGACCAGCTCGACGGTCATGCCCACGCGCTGAGCAATAACAAAGTGGGAGAAGTCTCCCAGGACCATGAACTTGTTGCTGAGGCTGGTTGTGGACGACGCGGCGGGCGCGTAGTCCGAAAGCACGATCGGACGACCGAGCAGGGTCGCTCCGGGTCCACCCGTTGCGTCCTGTATAAAGTCGGCCAGGGCCAGGTTGTTACCCAACGCCCGGACCTCCGCCTGCACCGCGGGGTTCATCACGAAGGTCGAACGCGAACGGAACAGCTCGGGAACCGCCGCCCACAGGGCGCGGAGGTCAACACCCGAGAAGGTGCCGAGTGTGGTCGGGACAACCCCGAGACCAGACGATCCGTCTGCGCATCCAGCCGCGTAGCGGGTGTCTAGCGCAGAGAAGATACCAACGGGGACCGTGCCCCCGGTGGCGCCGGTCATTGTCGACTGCGCCAACAGGTTGACGTAGCCCTGCTGCAAAAGAATCGACATCTGCTCCGCGAATCCCGGGTAATCCTCGCCAACTTCGATGCTGTAGGGAATCATCGCTGACGCCTTGTACACCGTGATGACGGGCTGGGCCAGGGTGGGGGTGCCGTCGGTGACGGCTGTACCTTCCGCGAAGTACGCGAAGGTGGTGCCGGCCGACGTAACGCCACGCCACGCATCGGTCGTGACGTTCTCGATCCGGGCGATGTCGAGAATGGGGGCCGCCAGGGCTCCCGCCGTCAGAATCACGGTCGGGTCAATCGTAATCGGGACGCCATACCCACCAGCAGACGCGGTGCCCTCTGATGCCGCGCGGGCTTCAACGATCGAGCGAAGCTCGTCGGGTTGCAGGGACCCCTCGGAATACCTGCCGCTCATCAGCTTCCCGAACGCGCTGCGATAGGCGTCGGACTCGGTGATAAGGGTCATCTTCGCCATCCAATCGGAGTTCACGCCGTAAGAGCGCCCCCGATACATGGCCTGCAATTTGGCGCCTTGCTTGGCGGTGAAGCCGCTGAAGCCCACGGACTTCTCGGCAACCGCCAACGCCGCGTCGCGCAGCTCGGTCTTGGTGGCCCTGCTGCGGTCGATCGAAAGCGGGTCGGACTTGTTGATCTGCGCCGGCGCATGACCGCGGTCCTCGCCTTCGACCTGGTCGGTTGTCTTGGCCCGAATCGACGCGACCTTCAGCGCACGCGCCTCAAGTCCCGCCAGCTCGGTCGAGGCAACCTCGGCCTCTTCGATCGCAACGGCATAACGAGCCTCCTCGTCGTCGCTGCGATCTTCCTTGGCGTCCAGCTCGGCGACCTCGGCCTGTAGGGCCTTGAACGTCTCGCGGACTTCCCTGAGTGTCTTACTCACTGGTTTCCCTTTGGAGAATGGCCTTCGCCCGTTCACGCAATACGCTTACGTTCGTGGCTCGGCGGTGCAGTTGACGCTTCTCCCGGGACTCTCCCGCGGCATCGCGTGTCGACTGGGGCTCGACTTGCCTCGCATGCTCGAGCAGCTTGTCGGTAACGTTGGGTCCGATGCGTCGCTGTAATGCAGCAACGAAGCGGCCATCGTGGAGTAGGTGGTCATAGAAGTCGGCGGTGTCGGAGCGTACGCCAGCGGTCGCCGAAGGCGATGCCGGGAACGTGACAGGACCAAACTCGAAAACCTTGGCCTCGGTGATAGTCCGACGCGGCAGACCCTTCGGGTTGGATGACAGGATCTTGCCCGAGCGGTCCCAGGTGTCGCTGTGAACGATGAACTGAAATGACGCCCCGAGCTGGCTGCCGACAGCCCGGCCGTCCATGAGCTTGCCTTGCAACGCCGGCAGCAGGAAGTCGCGGTTCTGGGCGGTGTCCAGCAGCGGCACGACGTAGTGTGCCCCGGTGTCGTCCTCCTCCAGCGTGGCAATCGGTCCTAGCGGCTTGTCGCCGAACGTAGGGTCGAAGCCGTGATCAAACAAGACACGCATCCGCGACCGGTCTTGCTCGATCGTCTTGGCAAAGGAGCCGGGCGCGACGCGCTCCAAGAACTGCCCCTCCCACGCGTCATCGACCTCGTACCACTTGTTGAACGTCGAGAAGTGGCCGTGGAGCTCCGAGCCCGTTCCGGGCATCTCGGTTGAGTCGCGAAGTTCGATCACGTTGGGACCAAAGCTAGAGCGAATCAGCCGGGTGGGGTCTGGGTTCACCGAGTTCTTACCGCTCTCATCCCACGTGGCGGGCAGGACAGAGTCCGGACAATCAAGCCCCTTCTTCGCCTTGAGCACCATCGCCTTCACGGCGTCGAAACTGTAGGTCTTGGAGTGGTGCGCTAGCTTAGCGGCGTCGCTGACATCGGCGCAGTTGTTGATCGGGTACGACCCATCCGGCATCGAGTACTTGGGATCGGTAGCCCGTGCCTCGGGATCGTAGTTACTGGCCTGATCCATTATCCTGTTCTCCATTACCGCCGCTGTCCTCGTCACCGCCGCTGTCCTCGTCTTGATTAGAACCGCCGCCGTCTGAATCTTCAGACGAGGCGGCCGGTGGTCCACCGATCATCAGCGGCGGGGGCTTAGGCGCCAGCGTGGCCTTGATCGACGCCGTGGCAGCGTCCTCGGCCTTGTCGTACGTCATCGCTTGCAGTTGGACCGAGATTAGCTGGGAGTGTTCGAGTACCGACCAGTCGTCGGTCTCGATCGCCAGCGTCACAGACTCCGGCGTGTAACCCGAGTTGATCAGGGTCAACATCGTTGTGGCGTCAGCGGCGCGAACCTGAGCGGCGTCCAGCAGGTCCGCCTGTAGGAAGGCAACGTCTCGGTCGTCGTACCAGAGTCGCTTGCCCGGTGGAGCCGGGACGAGGACCGACAGCGCGTTGGCGGCAGCGCGCCACAGCGGCCGGATCGTACCGTCCGCCAATCGCCGGCGGGTCGCGGTATAGGTGTTGGCGTTCAACGCCGAGCCTTTCATGCCACCAGCCACTCCAACGATTGGCGCCGGCACCCCCGCCGCGGCGCAGATCCTCATTTCGCCCTGCTCGAGGACGCCCGAGAGGTTGAGATCCTGGAAGTTGGACCCGATCGTCTTGACGTCGACGCCCGATCCTACATACAGCGTCTTGAATCCGGCCTGAGCGCCGTTGTGCCGGTCGTCCAGCCGGGCCTTGAACGCCTGGAAGGCGTCCTCGCCGATTGGGTCCGTGAACGAGACAACGAGGTTGGGCGTTGCGGCGTTACTCAAGAAGGCGTTCTTGTAGTCGGTCAGGCCCAGGTCGGACATAACGTCTGGTAACAGCGAGTGTAGCCACGACATGCCGCGGAAGGGGTGTTCGGGGTCGGGCAGCGGACGGTAGTGGACGATCTCGTCCGGCGCGAACGTGGCCACCGTGTCCTGTTTCGGGTTATAGACGGCGTAACCGACGAGGAACTGGCCGTAAGCCTTGTCTGTGAGGTTGTCGTTGACGTCGCCGGTTAGGATCTTGACACGGGCGGGCTCGAGACGGGTCAGTGCGTTGGGCTGCTCGGTCGACCGCACCCAGTACGAGTTGCCATACATTGAGCCGTCCATCTCCATCCGGGCGAGAAGGTCGCCGGTCGACGCCTCGGGCCACGGTTCGCGGAGGAGTTGGAGTTGTGGCGAGTCGCTGAGCTCACCGGGCCGACCGGCTGAGTAAGCCTGGAAGGCGAAAGTGATCTCGGCGAAGATCTGGATGCGGATAGTCATGCACGCCATGACGATCGGGTCGCGGATCGACTCGCGGGCGATGATCTCGCCGACTTGCCCCGACGGGATCATGTACTCGACGCCGTTGAAACCGAATCGCTCCCAGAGGCGCAGATAGTCGGGGAATGACAGGCCCGTACCCGACCGGGCTTCGGCCTGCTCCCAGAGTTTGCGAATCTCTGAGTTGTTGCGCGGAGGCATGATCAGCCCAGGCGCGACACCTTGACTGCGCCGGATCAGTCGGGCGAGGCCCATGTTAGTAGTTGGCCTGTTCGTCGGATACGCCGAAGGCGATCAGGCCAACCGCGAACGCAACAACGCCTACGGGCGGGGTCGCCAGGAGGGCGAGACCGGTCGAAAGGACGACCAGACCGGCTGTCTGTAGCACGACGTGACGCCTAACGCGAAAATGCTTCATGTACTCACCCAAACGGTGTTCGGCCTGGTTGCGCGATCGTGGGCCAGCGTGGCGGCGATCAGCGTCGTTATGTCGGTCTCGGTCTTGTCGCGCGCCCAGCGCCAGTTGTCGCCCGCGGGCTTGCTCGTCGCCGCCAGCACGGCGGCCGTCAGCGCTGGGTGGCGCAGAACGTGAACCTTCTTGTCGGCTACGGCGCGGAAAAATCGGGCGCACGCGTCAGCGAACTGAGCGTCGTCATACTCGTACACCTTGACCGTGCGCCGGATCTCGTCGGCGTACTGGCGAGCGGGTCCGCGACCTTGCAACACAACGTAACCGCTGTACTGCG